CTTTATCCACATCAAATTCAAGCTGCCTTATTTGCAAACGCTACCCGTAACACTCTGATCTCTCACGAAATGGGATTGGGTAAGACGGCAATTTCAATTCTTTACGTTGAAATGAATCATTTTGAAAAGGTGGTAGTTGTTACTCCAAACTCTTTAAAATTTAATTATTTAAATGAAATTGAAAAATTTACAAATAGTAATGCATATATTGTTGGTTGGAGAAAAAATAATTGTTCGATTGAAGATGCAAAATATGTAATTATTAATTATGATTTCTTTAATCCAAATAGAGAATCGAAGAAAAGGGACAAAGACGGTAAAAAAGAAAAAAAAGACAGATTTTTACTTAAATGGCAAAAATTAGGAATTTATGAAATAGATGCGGTTATTTGTGATGAAAGTCAGAAATTAAAAAATACTAAAGCTAATACATATAAAAACTTTAACAGAACGTTTAATAAACTTTTATTTAAAAATGGTAAAATAAGCAAGATTTTTTTATCAGGAACACCAGCACCTAATAGGGCATATGAATTATATACGGTATTAAATCAAATATCTCCACTAGATTTTCCAACAAAAGAATATTTTTATGAATATTATTGTGGTATGTCATATGATCATGATAGTGGCTGGGGATACGTTAGTAATACTGCAGAACAAAAATTTGAAGAACTTTATCATAAAACAGCACCATATACTCACAGAAAAAGAAAATTTGAAGTACTACTCGATCTTCCAGATAAAATTTATCAGAAGATTATGTTTGAAATGGATGATGACGAATATGCAGTTTATGATGAAATTGAAGAAGGTGTTGTAAATGAATTCGTTGCACATCCAAATGGAAATCCATTAACAACAATGTTACGATTAAGGCAATACACCGCATCATTAAAAATTAAACATGTTATTGAATTGGTTGAAAATATTCTTGAAACGGGTGAAAAAGTTGTAATCGTTGATTACTTTAAAGATGCGCTGTATAAATTGAAAGAAAAACTTGGTGATGTGGCTGCACTTCATACTGGTGATCAAAAAGATGAAGAAAGAGCAGACATTGTAAAGAAGTTTCAAGACTCTAACAGTGATCTGAAAGTATTTTTAGGTACAATACAAACATGTGGATATGGTTTAAATCTATTTGCAGCCAGTAAATTATTCTTTATGACATTACCATATAGTGTCGGTGAATATGACCAAGTATCTGATAGACTGCACCGTATAGGTCAGAAAGCAGTTGTAAACATATATCCTTTGATGTTCAGAGACACAATTGATGATTATGTATTCAGTTCAATTGAAAATAAAAGAAAAGAAATTGTGAAAGTAATTGACAACGAAGATTACAAATCTGATGTCAGTGAATCAGTACTTAGTGAGGTAATAAAAAAGATAAAAGAAAAACATGGGAAGTGAATACATTTACAATAGAAATCCCTTTAGGGATTTTTTGCTTGACTCAATTATAACGGATATTGACATATCAACAAAAGCAGCAAAAAGGGATATTGATGGTGCTTTTAAATATATTTTAGGAAACATTTTGATTAATCGTGACGAAATAGTATATTTGGACTTTGAAATAAAGAAAAATGAAGAGTATTATATACTTAAGGGAAAAAACGCTATTTCGGCACTTTGGTTAAGTGGATTTTTTCCAACTGATGGTTCAAAAATTATAAAAAGCACAACATTTATAATTGGAAACAGAAAATATGTTTTCAATAAAAAAACAAACGAATTAACATATACATTGATTTATGAGCAAAATGAATAAAGTACAAGTCTTAGCAGAAATAAAAAGTTTCTTGGAAGGCTATAATAATGATTTAAAATATATTGTAAATGTTGAAACAGACCCAGCAACTAATCTTGCTGATTGCATAATTCACGAGTCAAATAAAGAATCGAGAATAGTAAAAATACCATATATACCTTTTGTATATGTAAAAGATTTAGAAAATTTAAAACCAAATAAAATTATTCTTTATGAGGGTTATTCAGACACTTATATTGAAAGCAAGAAAATAAAATATGGCATTACTATCGCCAAATTAAAGACTGGTAATCAAAAAAGACTGATTGATGGTTATTGTTATAAAGTAACAAGTAGTAAGTCATATAATGCTATTGTAAACTATTTTAGAGACGGTGGTATCGATATGTTTGCCAAGGTTGAAGACCCCAACGGAAATGTTGTAAAAGATAAAAAAGGCAACGTTAAATTTCTTCATCGTGGTTTATTTCATTCCCCTAAAACCACTGAGCAGTTTTTCATATCAACACAATCAAGATTATATAAAGGATACGAAGAATACAAGCAAGTACATAAAGTAGTTTTTGACTGTGAAACAACTGGTTTGAGATATCAAATGGCAAGACTTTTTGCTGTTGGTGTCAGAGATAACAGAGGTTTTGAAATGATACTTGAACTCGATAAGATAAATGATGATGAATCAGAAATCAGACTTATACAGAATTTCTTTAATTTGATTATTGATTTAAAACCTGCAATTGTCATGGGTTACAACTCGGAAATGTTTGATTTTGAATTCATTTTGGGCAGAGCAAAACTTCTTAAGATGGACATGAGTAAGATTCCAACAAGTCTTAAAGAAGGTGTTCAGATGAAAAGAAAACCCAATACATCAGTTAAATATGGCAATACCGCAGATAGATATACTTGGACTGATATGTGGGGTATGTCAGTTATCGATATTCTTCATGCAGTGAAAAGAACTGCTGCTGTAAATAGTGAAATCAAAGAGAATAAATTAAAATATATTGCGAAATTTGAAAAGCTGGCAAAGTCAAACCGAACCTATATCCCGGGTGAGGATAATAATATTGGTCGTTATTACTCTGAAAATAAAGTATTTGCTATTAATGAAAAAAATGAATATGTTGAAATACCTGATGAATATCAAGTAACGGCAAAAAATTTATATAAGTTACAAGCAAATAAAACAACATTAGCACCTGAACGTTACAAGGCATTAAAAGATAGTTATCTTAAAGAATGTCCACAATTTGCTCAATGGTTTAGATCGGAAGCAATTCCAAAACAAATGACAGGATTCATTGGTGGTAAGAAACTTGTAAAACAATATCTTCTTGATGACCTTTGGGAAACAGCACAGGTTGATGAACTTTATAATCAGTCATCGTTCATGCTCGCTAAGATTGTACCTACCACATATCAACGTATTTGTACGATGGGTACTGCAGGTATTTGGAACTTACTTATGACCGCATGGAGTTATGAAAATGATCTTGCAATTCCAATACCTGATGTAAAATTGCCCAAAAAATTTGCTGGTGGTCTTACAAGATGTTATAAGTCTGGCTTTAGTAAAAGAATTGTTAAGATTGACTATGCAGGTCTTTATCCTTCTATACAATTAACTGAAGGTGTATTTCCAATATTCGATATTACAGATGTCATGAAGAAAATTTTGTTGTATCTTACTACAACTCGTAATATTTATAAAAAATTAGGAAATGGTAATGTATTAAATGATGAAGAAGTTATTTTATTCAGACAGATCGATCCAGAAATGCATATGAAGTATGTTAGTAAATTACTTACCCCTGCTGATACAGCAATGTTTAAAATCAAACAATTACCTTTTAAAATTTTAAATAATTCTTTATATGGTGCTCTTGGTTCTGATATTTCGTTTAACTGGTCAGATAATGTTTGTGCTGCACGTATAACTTGTACTGGTAGATTACATTTAAGACATGCAATTTCATGGTTTAGTAAATTTAATTGTATTGCACTGCTTGCAGTTACTGACGGTATAAATTTTCAATACCCTGAAAAAACAACAATTAGAATAACTAATGAGGGAACAACTGAGGGATTAATTGAGGGATTAATTGAAGAAATGTGGCAATATGATGGCAAGAAAGGTATTAATGCACTTATTGATAAGTATAATAAAGAAGAAATGACTCCACCTTACATGTCGGTTGATAATGATGGTGAATCAATAAGTTGTTTAAATCTTTCCCGTATCAACTATGCTACTTTATCACTTGCTAAAGATAAGAAGACAGGTGAAATAAAAGAAAAGATTAAACATACTGGTAATACAATCAAATCAAAGATAATGCCCGGATACATTGAAGATTTCATTGATAAAGGACTTGACATGATTCTTCACGGCAAGGGTGTTGAGTTTGTTAATTATTATAATGACTATGCAAAGGATTTATATCTTTGCAGAATTCCATTAAAGAAAATTGCAAGCAAGAGTAGGGTAAAAACCACAATTGCTGCATATAAAAAGAGGGGTAAGGATAAAAACGGTAGAGAAAAGGGCAAACAGGCACACATGGAATTATTAATTAATAAAAGAAATATAATTGCTAAAGAAATATTTGAAAAGAATAAAGATAAATTAATTCTTACTAAGGATGTTGAAAAGTATAAGGATGATGAAAAACTTAAATTAGTGTCTGACTACATGCCACCTGAACCTGAACTTGATACTGTTGTTTATTACGTAAACACAGGTACTAAAATATCTGAAACTAATTCAAGCGTTATAAAAGATAAAATAACTGGTGAAGAAAGATATTGCTCTGCTTTAATTACTGCAGAAGATTTATTGGATAATCCAAATATGATGGGTCAGTACAATAAGGCTAAATACCTGAATGCATTTAATAAACGTGTTAAAGCATTACTTGTTGGATTTGATCCTGAAGTATCAAAAAACATGTTAGCTAAAATTATTAAAGATAAAAAAACAAAAGAAGTTGATTTAAAATGTAACGGTGAAAACTTTGCTTCATATCAATTGGAATTAAAGAACTTCGACTTGAATGATTTTGATGAATCAATGCATTTGGAAGAAAAAGAGGTTGAATTCTGGAATAA